GGATTTGCGAGTACCGATCGACACCAGGCTGTTATTCAAGGAAACGACAAGTATTGGACCTCTTACAAAGGATTCACAACTATCGTTATTTTGGATGATATTTATAACACGAAAATGGAACACGCCCAAGAAGATGAAGGAATGAAACTGATCATGTTGAAAAACAATCAGCCCTGCTATGCCCCAAAAGCAGATGTTGCTGAGAAAGGTCGAGTTCCTGTTGAACCTAAGATTGTGGTTTGTACAACCAATGATGAAACTATGCAGTCCGCAATGTCTGTGAATCCCTATTCACGTTTGAGACGCGGAGATGTATATATTCGTCCCACAGTCCGTGACCAGTTTCGACGAGAGGTTAATGGAAAATTGTTGAACGAGATTGATGAAGACAAGGTGCGCATGTACTATGCCGAACGAGATGAAGATGGAAATCCGATTTACGTTGATGGCGTTGTTCAAAGCAAGATTGTCATGGTTCCAGACCTTTGGAACATTTCATTGTCTCGCCCGTACATGGAAGATGTTGCCGCAAAGAAATCGAAGATCGCCTTGAATCGCCAAGGTACGGTTAAGAAGAAATTGTGCTGGGAAATCATGACAATTGATGGTGTTTATTGTGAAAACTTGAACATTGTCCAATGTTGTGATCTCGTTGGAATGAAGGCCAAGTCCTTCTTCCAGGCACAAGAGGCTGTGGTTGCTAACATTAATGCGATGAACGAGAACTTTGTTCTTTGTGAGTGTGGATGTAAGCGAGCTAAGCCAATTTGTGATGCGGCCAAGGAGATGTTGCCTCCTCCTGCGAAGATCGAAGAGTCAGAATCTGAATCTGATTCCGAGACTGTCGAGGAGGAGAACTACGTTGAGAACGAGTTTTATGATGAAGAGTTTGCAGCGCAGCGTGCCCGTATGGCCGCTGCCGACCAGATTGAATTTGATCGCCTAGCGAAAGAAGTCAAGATGGAGGATGAAGCTGCGCTTGATAGTCATTCTGGAGTGATGGGTTTTGTTGCTAATACCGCAATGAGCGTACTCCGGACTCGCTTCCGTAAGTTGAATCCATGGAGGGTGAACGAATATGTGGACTCCAATCTGCTTGAAGTTTACCGCAACTTGGAATGCCCCAAGTGGGTCAACTTGTTTATGTGGATGCCTGATTCTGTTTTCGACCACCGTTACTGCCAAGATTTTCTTCAAAGGATTTATAAGGAAGACATTCGACATGCTTCCTATTGGAGTCTAGCGAAGAAGACGCTTGTCCCCGGCGCATTCTTCGGAATGCTTGGACATACGTTGTCTTGGTGCTTGCCAAAATCGTTGTTTATCCCAGCTAACCTGTTGCTGGGAGCCGTCATTGCCAATGGAGTTTCGTACTCTTCTGCTGTTTACGCACAGGAGGGACGTGAGATGATTATTGAGAAATTGATGAAAGAACGAGCTGCTATGCCATTGATTATTAAAGACAACCGGAATCGATTCGGAAAGCTTGTGGTTGGATCTGCTACTGTACTTGCGAGTGCATTGATTGCAGTGAAGATTTACAAGGCATTTCGAGTTTTGAATCCTATTGAAAGTGATAGTCTGTTGCACCCTGAGGATGCTAAGGATATTGAGAATCGTAAGCGTCTCCCTAATGATTGGGTAGACACGCACGTGAAGAATCCGGATGCAGAGGATCCAGGTACTGCAACACTTGAGCAATTGACAGAGATAGCGGCAGCAAACAGTTATACGGTTGAGTATGTAGGTGAAAC